TTCCGATCTCCTCGATGCAGTTCAAGGTCGGCTCAGTGTTCATTGAGGTGGAAATGCCGGCTTGGGAGTCCCCGAAAGACTCCGTGCAGGTTATCCATGAGAACTATGAGCACAGATCGCCAAGACTGGAGGAGGCAATCAGGGCAAAGCTGCCGTCATGGGCAGACGCTGAAAGAGACGCGCAAGAGGAAAAAATGCAGTGGGAGGCCCAGATGGACTATCAGTGGCGGAACCTGCGCAATTAAGAAACATCAAAAGTAAGAGCAATGAGAACGTTTAACATCGTATTGGCACTGACACTTGCTGCGGTCACATTCCTGGACTGGATAAGCCTGTTCTTCGGAGTGTGCGCACTGGTGGCATGGTCGGAAAAAGGTACTGAGAATGGAAAGGGATCTGTTTGCAAATGACGAGACCCAGCGTCCGAGAGACAAGAGAGGCCGTTTCGCTACGCCCGAAAGAGCGTATGCGGACAAATGCGTTGAGGAAAACAAACTGCTCAGGCTGGAGGTGGAGAAGTACAGGGCACTGTTCGAAAAATACTTCCGTGCCTGGAAGGCTGTTGCTGGATATGCGGCCAGAGTGGAACGTAAGCTGAAGGAAATTGCCGATGGTTGCTATTGAGCCGAAGGTGGTTCCCGAAGCAAGGTACACGATCGGGCAGACCGTCCGGCTGCTCGGTATGTCGAGGAACACCATCAAGAAGTACACGGACAGCGGACAGCTCAGGCACGTCGTACACAAGGCTACTGGAAAGAAGCTGTACATGGGCCAGGCGATAGCCCTGTTCTGGCGGACTATGGCGTGACATAGATTATTATATAAGTTGTTGAGCGGTCGCCGCCCGTGAGGGTAGCGGCCGTTTTCTATAGGTCGCTGACGTCAACCAGGTGCCCGTCGATATCTATGAGGTCGTTCGTGGTCTTGAACGTGACAGTCCTGCGCTCCATGGCTCCGTAGCTGTTCTTAGCACCGTAGTCGAGCGTCCAGCGTGCGGAATAGTCGTCGATGGGCTCGACAGTTTCCTCGTACACCTTGAACGACTCAGGGTCTTTGAGCACCTTGTGGAAATAGCGTTCATACGTCTTCCTGCCGTGACTGACTGCTGCAGGCTGGCAGGAAAGGAGAATGAGCGGTGCAAGCAGGATAAGTAACAGTCGTTTCATTTCTTCGGTCGATTCTTTGATTGTTGGAGTTCTTCGGCGGATATCGTGAACATTGAGCCGTTTCCTGTCAGCAGCCATTCTGCAGAGACGTCGAAGTCCCTGACAAGATAGCTGAGACATTCGGGTTTCAGGACACGAATGTTAGGGTCTTTCCTGAGAGTGCAGAGGTTCCAGTAGTTCATGTCGTACTTGGTCGTGAACGTATTGAGTCCACGGATGCGCTTCTGAGTGATCAGCACGTCGAGTGCCAGGAAGAAACGCTTGGTGATGGCAATGCCGTCGGGTGATATGTTCATTTCGCTCTCAGTTTTTCTGCCTTGTAGAGACGGTCGGCATATTTCTCGTCGCCGGTGCGCTCGAAGGCAAGGGTCAGTACTCTGATTTCATTGTCGTAGTCCTTTGCCCTCCGATAGAGGACGGAAAGGCGGTCGTATGGGTGGCGGGTGAGGTAGGCATCCTCGGTGATGTTCCGCTCATATGCCTCGATGGCCTCCGCGTACTTTCCCTCCTTCTCGAGCGAAATGCCCAGGTTATTCGTCTCAGCCGCCTTGGGAAGCTTTACCTTATAAGTAATATATTTATTCATCGCCTCGTTCAAAACGGCGTCAGGAACAGCTATAGGAGTTTCCGTGTCCCACGCCACGAAGCCGTAGTCCTCTGGTAGATATGCTGCAAGGCGGTGCGCCTCGTCCGGTTGTATGAGTGCCATGTTATAGCTGGTATTGTTTTTCGATGATTGCAAGTAGCTTGTCGATGCGCCGCTGCATGAGCGTATTGCTTTCGAGAAGGGAATCCATCTGCGACTGCTGCCGGCTGATGATGTCTATGAGAGACTGGTATAGTCCAGTGGTGTCACGAGGAGCCTCTGCAGGCGGAGTAATATTACCATGAATATTATCCGAGTCCGTAATTGTAGAAGGCTCGACCAGATACTTGCTGACAGTCTCCTCGCCATACTTCGACACGAGGATAGCCATCTGTTCCTTGGTTAGATTCCGCTGCCCATTCTCAACGAACGAGATCGTAGTCTGGCTGACGTTCAGGGTGGTCATAATTTCCTTCTGAGTCAGTCCCAAGTCCGTCCGGAAGTCTCTAAGTCTAAACATATATTTCAACAAGTTAAAAATCTTTAAGATAGATAATATTTCGATGTAATATTACGTAATTCTCGAAAAATATTACTACCTTTACACTGTAATTCTAATAAAAACGATACAAAGGTAATGAAAAAGTCTGAAAGTTCAAACAAAAAAGCAGAAAAATCGCAAAAATTCCCCCTCGAGGGGTATTACGACAGCCTGCCTGAAGCATCGTTCCCAAAGACAGAATTTGTGAACGAGACAGCGAATGATTGTGGCGTATCAGTCGCCACCGTACATAACTGGGTACACGGCAAGACCAAGCCCGAGAAGCCTGAGCACCGCCAGTACTTATGCAAGAAAACAGGTCTGAAAGAGGAAGAGATATGGAAGGAATAGAGTTTTACATATTGAACGACGAGCTGTGGTATCATAAGGACAACGGCGAGACTGGTAAGCTGGAGCAGGGCAATACGGAGGTCGTGCAGAAGATGATAGACCTTATCCGTGAGTTCTATCCAGAAGCATACAAGTCGCTGGCCAGGCACTATGAGAAGCATTCGGCAAACGTCGTATATTACCTATTCCTAATAGTTCGCAGGTTCTGTAAGTGCAACTTCGGCAAACTCGACACGACGAAAAATGACATCGACCGTTACGGTAGATTCAATTTCGAGAAGGTGGAGTGTCCGCTTAGAGGTGAGTGCAGTATGCAGGGAATCGTATGCCAGCCGAGGTTCAACACGAAGATTTCGAAGGCTGAAATGGACGTGATGAAGATGTACTATGACGGTTACGATACCGAGGAGATAGCACAGACATTGTTTATCAGCCCTGAGACGGTGAAGACGCACAGAAAGAACGTCTATACGAAGCTCGGAATCCATGAGAAAGCCGAGTTTGTGAAATATGCTGACAAGAATGAGATTTTTAGAGATAAGTAGTTTTATTGTTTAATATTTAAAAAATTAAGAGCAATGAGTTTAATTCGAAAGAGTAATGAACTGAAAATCCAGTCTATCGTGAAGATGATGATTTACGGACAGGCTGGTATGGGTAAGACGACACTCGCACTGTCGGCAACGAAGCCAATCCTGCTTCTCGACTTCGACAACGGTGTCAAGCGTGTTAACGAGAACCACCTGGATGACAATGTCGGCATCGTGCAGGTTACGTCATGGCAGGATGTCCTCAATGTGATGAATGAGGATTTGTCGGAGTTCAAGACAATCGTGGTCGATACCATCGGCAAGATGATGGATTTCATCATCGCCTACAGATGCGGACAGAAGCAGCCGAGAGTGCAGGACTGGTCAGCTATCAACACCGATTTCAAGAATTTCGTGGACCAGATTTCGAACCTCGGCAAGCACGTCATTTTCATCGCACACCGTGACACCCGAAAGGGAGCCAAGGACGATACGGTATTCGTTCCTGCACTCCGTGAGAAGAACTACAACAGCATCGTCACTGAGCTGGACCTGATGGGCTACCTCGAAATGAAGAACGAGAACGGTTTTGTTAAGCGCTCCATAACGTTCGACCCGACAGACGTCAACGATGGCAAGAATACCTGTCAGCTGCCGGGAGTGATGTACCTCCAGACGATTCTCGACAAGAACGGAAAGCCTACAGGAAAGAACGATTTCCTCGAGAAGCAGGTCATCGCCAAGTACAATATGATGATTGGCAACAAGCAGGCCAAGGTTGACGAGTACAACAAGGCGGTTGCAGAGGTAGAGGAGTCCATCAATACGATTACCGATGCAGCGGGCGCCAACCACTTCCTGCAGCACATCGGAGAGTATGCCGGATTCGGAAACTCACTGATTATGAAGGCACGTGACCTGTTCGGAAAGAAGGTGAAGGCTATCGGTCTTACCTATAACAAGGAAACCAAGCAGTACGAGGATGCAGCACAGGCCTGATTACAAGTTCTACGCCTCGCTTCTCGACAAGTTCTGGGAGTACGAGAACAGCGATTCCATCTGGGAGCAGTACTGGGGATTCTCCGAGAACCCCAAGTACTCCCCCGAGGAGTTCCATGAGGAAAAGTTCAAGTCGCTGATCGACAGTATTAACCGAGTTCCGTTCGACAGCGAGGCAGCAGACAAGGGTACGGCCTTTAACGAAGTCATCGACTGCATCGTGCAGCATCAGAACAGCACGAAGATGCAGATAGTGAAAGTAAGAGACGAGTTCCGTCAGGTGACCGGAGTGAAGGCCAGGTACAACGGCAGGGAGTTCTATTTCCCCCTGCCGCTTGTCAGGGAGGTGTCGAAATACTACGAGGGCGGGCTTTGCCAGCAGTACGTACAGGCCATGCTGCCTACGATGTTCGGCGAGGTCATGCTTTACGGATATATAGACTACCTGATGCCGTTCTGCACGCACGACCTGAAGACTACTGGCAGGTATATGGGAGTTGGGATGTTCAAGAACCACTTCCAGCACCTCGTCTATCCCTACGCCCTGATGAAGAACGGATGCAATATCATGGAGTTCGAGTACAATATCGTGGAAATGGGAAAAACCTACTACGAGACGTTTACGGAGAGCTACCTGTTCAGACCCGAAAGGGACATCCCGAAACTCCAGGAGCATTGTGAGGAGCTGATAAAGTTCCTCAGAGAAAACAGAAGTTTAATCAAGAATGAAAAGATATTCGGACTAAGATGAAGAAAGAGAATGAAAGCCAGCTGTTAGTGCTGGAAGAGAAGAGCCTGCAGTTGGCGGTCAAGGAGCAGACACTTGGAACGCTCAAGACCAATGCAGAGCAGATTCGTGATCTCGTTAAGAAAGCAGCCAGCCAGTACAAGGCTGAGAACTATAACGAGGATAATGTGGACGTGGCCAAGGCTGACAAGACGAAGCTCAACAAGGCGAAGAAAGCCCTGAACGACGAGCGTATCAAGCTGGAGAAGGCTTTCAATGCACCGTTCGAGGAGTTCAAGGCCATCGTCAACGAGGCTATCGGCTACATCAACGATGCTGTCGGACAGATAGATGTCGTCATCAAGGACGTTGACGAGAAAGCCAAGAAGCAGAAGCGTGAGGAGGTCGGAAAGATTGCCGAGAAGTGCGGGCTGGAAGAAGCCGGTATCAAGCTGGACCTGATCTGGAATGACAAGTGGCTGAACAAGACGACGTCACTG